TGGATCAGATGTAAGTTGAAGTGAAGACACTGTGTTACTCCGGCTTTACCGGCCATACGGGATTAAAAGGATCGGTTGTGTTTGCAGGAAGATCACGAAGAACTTGACGGTAACTCGCCCATGCAGTTTGATCCACAGGGGCGTCAGCTACTTGAGTCCAATCACTTTCAACAAGAAGTTTGTTTCTTTTTGAGCGAAGAGCGCCCATTGCACGTTGCGGTCTTGCAGCTTCAAATGCAGCTTCTTCAGCTTGACGCTCTGCAATTTCTTCTAAAGTCATTTCGACTTCAACGCCGTTGACCAACTTTATGTAACTCATTGTGTTAGTCCTTCAACGACAAAAGTTCCAGTTGAGATATTTCCTACAGCACAATAAAGCCTAATTGCATTCATTGCAGTCGAGGATGTATTAAAGCCTTTTGTAGTCTGATCTTCTTCTGCTGCAGCTGAATCGCCATTTACCGACTCTGAGCTAATAGTTGTTCTTCGAGCTAAACTAAAGTTACCAAGAAACACTTGTCCAGCAGAAGGACCGTCAGTTGTGACATTTCCAATATTACTTGCAATTTCAAAATTGTCAGTAGTAAGTAATGCAGGAGCAGCTATTTCACTTTGCTCAATAAAATTATAACCTGTAGTAATAAATGTTGCCCCATTATCAGAAGAAAGGCGCAAAAACAAGTCTGTACCATCAGTTGCCGGAACAACATCATAAAACGTAATGCGTAAAGCTTTGTATGAACCAAGATTAGTTACATCAAGAGTTGTAGAATTGTTTGCTGTATATGTTCCGATGGGGGTCCATGCACTAACTCCTGTTAAAGCAGAACCATTATAAGCAGGAAGAGCATTTGAAACTACATGAGCTACCGTGCCAGTAACGTCAGGTAGAGTGAGTGTTTGGCTAGATGCAGTAGTAGGCTCTTGAAGCGTAACCGAACCACCACCAGTAGATCCAAGTGTAATTGACATTTAGAGAACTACCCAACGTGAACCAGAAGGGACCGTTACGGTCACACCTGAGTTGATTGTAAGAGGACCAACACTGACTGCGTGTTTGGTAGAAGGAATTGAATATGACGTAGTCACAGTTTTATCGTTCAGATTAAATATAGCATCTGTACCACCACCCGTGGCACCAGCTGTAACTGTCGACCAGGTGCCGTTACCACGCAGATACTTACCTGAGTCACCTGCTGCAGGGGCAGGCACTAGGCCCTTCACACCACCTGAACCAGAATCCCCCGTAAACGCGTTTAGGAGGGCCGTGACCTGGGTTGCAGTAAGGTCCGTAGGGGCAGCACTGGAACCAGTGTTATTGCCCTTGAGGGAGTTCGCAGCCATGTTAGCCATAGCAAGCGTAGTAGCGCTTAAAGATAGACCAGTGCCTACGGAGATTTCTTCCGCGTCACCAGTACCAGCCGTGGTACGACCTACCAGGCGAGCTGTAGCCAGCTGAAGTACGTGTTCCGCATTCCAGTTAGATGGCCGTACCAGGGAAGCATCAGCGCCATCGCTTTGAGCGGACGTAAACGCGTGTTTAAGTGAAATAGGCATTTAGTACCCCGATTAGGCGAGGGTCAGGACACCATTGGTCTGATCCAAGTCGACAACAAAGCTTTCGCCAACAGCTAGCGTAACGCTTGAGCCATAGTCCCACCAACCAATCAACGGGTCAGCCGGCGACGTAGGAGTGTCGTTGTAAATAACAGCATAACGGAACGGACCCATGGAGCCTGTTACTGCAGTCCATGTAGCAGGGTCTGCTAGCGTTAGCTTAAAGGTGCCGGAAGTTTGAGCACCAGAAGTAAACGTGGCAGTATTACCACCAGTTGTATAGCCGTTACCAGAAGCAATCTGAGTAATATTGGCCAGTACCGTGTTGGTGGCAACTGGAGCGGTGTTTGTAAGGGCAACCTTGAACACATGGGTCGTGCCCGTACCAAGGTTGTGGACGCCCTTAGCTACGTCTTCCACAAATTGATTGAATTTATTAAAAGCAGGCATGTGTAGTTACTACCTTTAGAAAGAGAGAGTTACATTTATTTCGGAAACAGTTCCGGTTAGTGCACCTGTTGTAATCCACACCCAGTTGTTTGCTGGAATAACAGGGTTTGTAATACTGGTACGAGTGTCAATAGTTCCTGATGAACTAAGAGTTACGCCTCCAGTAATCAACTCAGTACCAGAACCATTACGGTCTGTATCGTACTTAACTGAAAAGTTAATACTAGGGGAGCTTATACCTCGCATGATTGAGGTAATTTGAGTTACACGGATAGAATCACGTGCAAAGAATATCGTGATGTTTTCACCACTTTGAGGTGAAGTTATCGTAATTGCCTTTGGATCAATCTGGGCTAGGACCTGCCACGCAGTTCCATTCCAGATCTTCATCAAAGAAGTGACAGTATTAAAATAAATAGCCCCGGTAACAAGGGCGTTGCCATCGTTATCCAGGGTGGGGTCAGTAGATTTAGCCCCAAGGAAACGATCGTCGAATTGGTCGTAGACAGCTTGGGTATTTGCATAAACAGAGTTGATCTGTGTAAGGAGTGTGTCCCACTCAGCCTTACGCACAGGCTCTGTGGCGTTCACAGCAGCCGGAAGGTTCTGAATCCGGTAGCTGTTCATGTCGACGTTTGAGTTAAGGCTGTTGGGAGCTGTACCGTTTAGAATAAACGTACGCTCAGCCAACTCCATGATCCTCGCGTTGTTCGCGTTGATAATGGCGATAGCACTTGCTTCGTTAGTAAGTGAGGAAAGATCGGAAAGGGTAAGTTTGGCCACGTTCTTATCTACGAACTAACGAATAAACAAAAAGAAGGGTAGGGCACAATGGCCCCACCCTTTAGTTAGACTACCCGATTACGGATAGAAGTAACGAACGCGAACCTTCAGCACACCAGCCGTCAACGGATGGGTTGCATGAGCCGAGTTCGATGCGACCAGCACGCCGTTGTTGGCGAGAGTCGTACCGATGAGTGCACCAGCACCCGTCGAGCCTACGCGAGTTACAGTCTTAGTACCGACCGTGGCAATACCACCTGTCGAACCAAGGAACGAAGACGTCGTAAAGCCGTCGTGGTCGAGTTCAGTCGAGCGATCCGAAGCCTGCTTGAGGCCGAGGACAACCGTTGCCGAACCAACCGTACCCGAAGACGTAAAGGCGGTCTGAACGATCGTCTCAACTTCTTCGATACGTGCACCCTTCGGAATCACGAGACCAAAGGAGTCCGTGCGCGGAAGAGTAGGAGTAGCAGAGTTAAAATCATTGAAAGTAAGTTCGAATTCTGCTTCGTGCTCACCGTCAGTGTTGTTCTTAACACCACCGATTGCGTTGTCGGCCTCATCCGCACCGTAGCGGATGTAGAGGCCGTCAGAGTTAAGCCAGGTACCCATAAGTGTATCTCCTTAGAATGGGATTGTTAGAATGACCGAGGATTAAGCAACCTGGTCAGTGTCAGTGATGACAACCACCATGTTCTCAGGACGATACAGCTTGAAGCCATAGCGGCAGGTCGTGACATACTCTTCACGCTGCAGATCCTTATTGAACTCGGAGTCGACCTTAGGAGCCTGACGGACCGAGCCAACGAACGGAAGAACGTCCGGAGCGGCAGAGAAGAAGAGGTTGGCAACGCCAGCAGCCGAAGTACGACCACTGATCGTCTCGTTCACGCCCGTCTTCAGGTTCTGCGACACATAGACGTCAAAACCGTAGACGTTCGAGATGAACTTCATGCCGGTCGAAATACCCGAGGAGACAATACCTTCCCAACGCGGGTTGTTCGAAACGTTCACGAGGTTCGTGAGAGTCGAGAGTGTGTACTCAACCGAAGGGTCGACAATTGCCACAAGGTTCGTCATCGGAACGTTTGCCAACTGAAGGGCATAACGAGCACGAGCAAAATCCTGCAAGGCAATCACTTCGTTCGTACCTGCACCAATCCAGCGGTGAGCTGCACCGTTGATGGCGTTGAGGTTACCCGAAGTCTGAGCCGCTGGGCCGAGGTCGAGGACGTCGATTTCCATCGCCTTCGAGATCGCACGAGACTGCTTCGGAACGAACGAGGAAACGAGGCGAGACATATAGAACGAGTCCTGCTTCATCTTCTCGGTAATGAACGTAGCCGAGCTCTTGTACTTGTTGATCGTGAAGGTGAAGTTACCGGTATCCATGCCAGTGTAACGCACAGCCTGACCTTCGGAGTAGTCATTGACTTCAGCCTGACCGATCGAAGGGATGTTGAGCGTGTCACCATCAGGGAAGTCCGTAATCATATCTACGTACTTCGTAGCGAAGAGCTCGTCGAGGAGCACTTCTTTAATCTGGTTAGACCAGAGGTTGGAACGAATCAGATGATCGTTCGCAGAGGTTTGAAAGCCAGCCATTTGGGCCTATTCCTTTTGTTATATAAGTTAGTTGTTAGGAATAGAACTTCTCACCCAGCTTCATTGCCTGCTTGTGCAACTCGTTTTGTACAGGTGCTGACCAATAACGGGCAGGGTCCTGTTTACGAATCTTTTCAAAGTCAGCGTACTTCTTTTCTGTAGGACCCTGGATACCGAAGCTAGCGGTGTTGACCGACGGCCGCGGAGGGGCACTAAAGACATCAGGTTCGCTAGCCTTGCGTTGTGCAGGCTGTTCGATACCGATCAATGCAAACAGAGCTTTAGGCTCACGCTTGGCAATGTCCGACACGAACTCACGCGTAAGACCAAGGGCCTTGGTGCGTGCTTCGAGCTCTTCGACGTAATTGTCTCCAAACTCGCTGGTCAGACGGTCTTTAACCGCCTGGACATTGTTCTGGACTCGAGCTTCCTGTTCCCTTTTGGCCAGGCGAGCCTCGACAACCTTTTCAATGTCATCGGGAGAGATGTTCTTGTTAGCGGTCCCGTCGTGGGTGCTTTCGCCGGACGTTTGTGTGCCCTGGCTATTCGCGTTCACTGTGGAGTCTTTTGTGGCACTCATGCGGTCCATAAGTTCCTCTAATTTTGCCCGCGTATTTAATTCTTGGCGAAGAGCCGAAGCTTCTCGCTGAAGACGCTCGATGAAGGCATCTGAATGAGCCTTAGCTTTTGCAAGATCGGCAGGATCTTTAAACTTCTTGCCTTCGCCTACATACTCGCTAAGGTAGTCTTTGTTAGGGTCGATAACAATGGGACGTACACCATCATCTTCGAAGATCTGACCTTGGTCAGAATTTGACTTAAAGAGGTCATCTTCAGTCGTCATTCGTATTGGTCCTCACGAATTATATAAATGAAATCAGATCAAGGATTTTCTTGATCCGGTTACGCTCGCCACTAATGTGTGCTTGCGTAAATGCCCAGCTAGGGTCTCCTGTGGGCGACTTGAGGGAGGCATTGCTTAAGGCTTTGTCTTCTTCAAGTAGTATTTCTTTAAGTCTGCCGAGAGCAATTGTTGAGTTTCTTACGGCGTCTTCAAAGGATTTCTTTTTGTCAGCTTCTTTGACGTGTGCTGTCCACACGGTGGCTAGTTGCTTCATGCTTGTTGAGCAACCCCTGACATATCAATCTCATCTGCGTCGTCCTGTGCAATACCAGCCGGTGTCATTGCTTCCATGCCCACCGATTCCTGGTGGCTGTTAGCAAGACGTGCTGCATCTGCTTGTTCGGACAGACGGACATAAGGTTCGACAATCTTGTAGTCCTCAAGGTTGAGGAGCTCTTCAATCATCTCGGAAATACGGATACCGGAGAAGTGGACCTTGACATCTGGGTCTTGGCCGACGGGTGATCCAAAGAACGTTGTAAGGTTCTGGATCATCTCTGCCTTCTCGGCAAAATGACGAGCTGCAAGGGGACGGAGTCTGCCCTGGCCAGTAATGTCCTGAGGGGTCAGGCTTGTAAACGTAGCGAACTTGAACTCGTCATCA